CTCACTGGCTGTACCATTGAATATGTTCTCAGTTAGACCCAGCTGATTGTAGAATTGATTTGTTAGATTTTTAATAGTTTCTGGCAACTGAGGATTAACCGGTCTGTTCAACTGTGTAATCTTCTCAGTGGCATCCATATACGCTATACCGTTTCTACCTGTCGCTAATTGAGCTTCGATGTCTTTAATTCGATTCTCAGCCATGTTTCTTTGGGTCTCAGTTTTAATACCGTAAGGTACGCTGATTACCAAATCCAAACGTTGCGATGCGGCAATGGCGTCTATATCATCAAGTTGATTTAACTTTCTGATTAGTCTCTTTAATGTGGAGTTTTCATCGTTAACTACAGCATAAAGTGGATTCTCAACTATGGCACAATTCTTTTTAGCAATGACAATGCGTTCATTTTGACCCGTCGCTTCGTTGTATAAATTTACTTCAACATGTTTTGGAAACCAGCTCACAACTTTACCAACTCTTACCGAGTTGACATCATAACCTCCAGTTACTTCCGGGTCAAGGGTCGTATCGACTGGTACTATAGCAACAACTCCTTCATCAAACATCGAATAAACTAAATCTTGAATGAATTGGATGTGGGTTTGGTCCATGTTGGCTTCAACTGTCAAACACTCGTTGAGACCAGTAGGCATGTCGGTAACATCCTCATTCTTTGGATTAATTTTTACGTGTTTGAAACCAGTCATCGACACGTCCATCGCTATTCGATTATAAATGGATGACACATAAGACGACGTATTGAAAAACGTAACATTCTTATGACTAGGTCTTGATGAGGAGGGACCTCTGTCGTAGTTGATTAAATGGTCGTTAGTTGTGAATGTGTTCCAGGCATGTTTAATTCGGTCATTTAACTTCATTCGAACGCCTCCTGGAAACGCTTATAAGCAACCCAAGCATCTAGTAGAGCAGCAACATTATCAATCTTTTCACTGTCTCGTTTCTTAGATAACTTTCGGTTCCCGTTAATATCTTCTACTGCTATAGAGTTACCCATAGCAAACTTCATTAACTCCTCGTCAAAGAGAAGCAGCCTCTCTGAGGCTAAATGTCCTAACTCACCTAAAGGAACAGACTCTGTTCTAGCTCCTTGTATTACTTTAGTTAATCCGTAATCACCATGTTCTTTAACCCACATGTCCACTATATCTTTAGCGTTGTACGGGTCATAACCGAAAGCCATTACGGTGTATTGTTGTGCAAGCACATAATCATCTAGGTCTCTGTATACTTCAAGCATGTCTAAGACAGCACCTTCCATAACAATTAGAGAACCTTCATTTATGAACTCTTGATACTTATCTCGCATAGCCTTATCCAGCTTTCTAACTTTTAGGTCAGAAACATACGAGCGAGTCTTAACTCCAAAGTATCCATTACCTAATGGGAACAGGAATGTGAATGCTGTGAAATCATCACCCTGTGATAAATCGGCGCCCATAGCGCATACCATTCCAAAGAAATTTTGCTTTCTATGAAGGAGTGTATCTTCGTAAGAGAAGAAATATGAAGCGCCCTCAACAGGAATTCCAAAACGTTTAGCTAGAATATCATTACGCTTAGACGGCACCGCTTCCATAAGATTTACGTCCTTCTGATATGTTTCGTATGAAATAGTAGCTCCCAAATTTGGGTTAGCTTTTAACCACATTTCAGGTTGACCGACTTCACTAATATCATCTAGCTTATAATGCCAGATGGAAGTGTGTGGGTCAAAGTAGTCACCTCTTAAAATGTCTTGTAGTTCAAGTTTAATGGTATCACCAACACCATTACGAGTTGTTCCCTCGGAAGATGTAGCTATTATGAGATAATCTTCTACTTTAGAAGCTCCTTGTTCAAGAGCGCCAATGACGTCTTCTTTAACTCTACCAGATAACCATTCATCCACAGAACTTACCTTTTGACCCAAACCTTGGAGTTTATCAATAGACATAACTCGTACTTCAATTTTAGAGTTTGTAAGAAAATTCTCAATACCCTTTTTAGTTGAAGCAAGTTTGACTTTAGACCAAGTATTTGATTGAATGTTACCTTGAGTTAAATAGCTGTATAATGGACCTCGGGCTCTAGATATAGC